AAAGGGTGACTTTGCCGTACAACACCCGGTCCACGGTGCCGTCTGAGTACTCAATTTCGAGATCGTAGACCCCAGTGGTGAACGTCAACAGCGCGGTATCCGCCGCGCTGACCAGCAAAGTGATTTCGCCGCCCACTGCGTCTGTTACTAACGCCCGGCCATTGGCTTCGGTCAGTTCCAACAACGTCGCGGTATCCGTGATAGCGGCCCGGACGTGCATCCGCGCCGTCGCTCCGGTGAGATCAATCGCGCCCCCGGCATCGTCAGCTAATCGCACCACACGACGAAACGTACTGCCCTGGTAAATGGTTAAAGTCAGCTTGCCGGGGGTCATAATCACTTCACCTTGATACTCGCCACGGCGGTTTCAATCGCCAGATTCAGCAACGACACGCCCACCGCAATCGCCACGGATTGACATTCATCAATCACCCGAGCGCGCTTTTGTGTTCCGCTCAACTCCGTGGACTCTAAATCGGTCACGAGCACTTTCACGCGCTCGTAATTGAGCGCGCCCACTAAGCTGCGCACAATCGTTTGTAAGGCCGCGACTAAAAAGGCTTTCATGCTATTTCTCAGGGGGGTTCAGTAGCGAATAGCCCAACTGGTTCATTTCGCCCAAAAACGCAATCAGCTTTTTCTCGATTTCCAGAACGCCAATATACGGCACGTCCTCCCACGTCACCGTGGATGAAGAAAAAGGCTTTTCATTGTCGGTAATGATCAGTGAGAGTTTAACATCTAAGCGTTTGTCGTCTTTCATTGCTGTCTCCACGGACGAGCCGTGATGGCTCGCCCTAAATCACTTATCGCCCGGTTTCCGGCAACGTAGTTTGCGCGCCTTTTAACTGCTGCTGAATCGCGGAAATCGACGCGCCGAACTCGGCCAGGATTTTGGCAATGTCGGTCTTATCCACTTTCGAGATCGCGCCCGCTTCTTCGGGATCGAGTTCATTCGCCCGCTTCAATGCGCTAGCCAGACTGGCTTCCGCCAGCATATTCAGCCGCTGCTGGTGCGCCACCAGATTCTGCGCACCCACCGCCAGGGCTTGCGAAAGACCGATACTAGCGGCTTCCGCCACGGTCTTAAAATTCGCATTCGTGACGCTATCTAAAACACCTTGATCAAGAGGCATAATCGTTACTCCACAGAATTAAAAGTTTGCGCGCGGTTCGCCCGCAGCGCGTTCATGCGTAAATCGTTGAATGCCTGATTCAAAATATCCGGGCATTGCGAACGATCATCGCTCAAGCACGGCCCCGCCCATCCAAGAACCTCATAACCATTGGGGAGACGGGATTCCGCTACGGCTTTCGCTCCGACCCAAAAATAAGTGACGGGCGAACAGGATTCAGGCAGACACAGTTCAGCGGGACCGAAAGGACCTGGGGATACAATGACTTCCCCTCGACAACCGGGCACACACCCGCCCGGCCCAAACTGCGGCCCATTGCAATCGTCGTAAAGTTGTCCCGGCGCGCACGATTGCGCGTGAGAGGCAATCGGCAATGCGCATAACGCGCCGAAGACACCCGCTAATAACAGTTTCATATTCACCTCATCAAAACAATAAATCCGAATCGAGACAACCCAGTGAATCGAGAATCAGCTCTTCGTTTCTCGTTTCACACAAAATATAGGTATAGAAACAAAATCCTGGAGGAGGCCGCAGCAGAAACCCCGGCAACAAGCGTGCGCGCTCCGTAACGGCGTAGCGCAAAATCCAGTCAAACTGCGCGGAGTACAACCGCCGTTGTTGAATCCGCAACGCCACTGCGCGCATCATCACGAGACTCGTTGCCGCGCTTGGCGCTGTTGCTGTTCACGTTCCACTTGCATCTGCCAGTGGCGGTGTTCGGTTTCTGCTTCCTTTTCAATCAGCATCAGCAGCTCATTCAAATCCTCGTGTGTCATCCGCAACGTCAGCCGTTGCACGTCATTCTGTTTGCGCTGCGACAAGCGCAAGCGAGTGATCCATTGGGTGCGAGTCACGATTGCATTGCCTTCAATTGATCACGCAAATAGCGAATCGTATTCACCGCATGTATCCCAAAACGAGAATTGGAATAACGAAGGATTTTTTCGCATTGACAGCCGCCGTTCGTCGCTGCTTTCACTGAGTTATCCTGGAATAAACAGTTCACATCCGAACAACCTTGGATACCCGATAAATACAAAGAAGGACGGCCCATTAAAACACCCCTCGACATTGCGCTCCACCGCCACTAACCATTCCAGCCAGGTCCCCGCTCTTCATGTTGAATTGCAGAGTCGGATGGCAACTGAGCGCGGAGCATCCGCTCAACATACTGACCATAAGACTCACCATTATCAATAGGAGCAATGTTAGAATCACGCGGCGCGTCAACGGACTCGCTGCGGCCCACCAAGGTGATCTCGGGAATATCCGTTTTACGGGTGCGTTCATTCGGGTCACGCGCTTTGTCTTGAAGAAACACGCCGAGTAGACCCGCTATCGCCATGCCCGCCAATACAATCGCTTCCACTTGATCGGGGCGTAAGGCGACACCGGAAACCGTCAATAACCAAACCAGACCGCGCCACGTCGAAGCCTCGCGCAACCGATTAATGATCCAGTTCACTATCGGCCTCCGCAATAATAATGCTGCACATACAGCGACACGGCCAACGGGATCTGACAAGCCGTTTGTGGAGAAACAGCGAGCGGCGGCTGGGCGCATCCCACGACTAAAACCAGGCCGATCATGACAAGGGTTTTCATGACCACTCCCGATCAATCTCAGCGACGAGCGCCTTAAAACCTTCCCAATCCTCGCGCATGACATTCAACGCGCCGGAATAACCGATCTCACCAAATTGCACGGCACAATAAAACACTTCGTCAGGGCCAGAATGCGTTTCGATCTCCGCAATGAACGGACACTGCTCGTTCATCAGTAACGTGGATTGAGTGTTCGGGTGAATGATTTTCATAGTTCAATCCGGTAAAACGAATGATTCCCAATCACCGCCACGGGTTTGCGGCCTCGCGCCCAACTCGTGTAGCGCGCAATCTTGGTAGTGCAATAATGGTCGGAGCGATCCGCGGGATCGAGAATCTCGCTACGCAACACCTGCTCGCAAATTCCACGAATCGCTTGCACACTGCCGTCCTGCAACGTCTTGGGGTTCACCAACCGCGCCCGGTTAGGATCATTCGGGTTCCAGCACGAGAACTGCCACGGATCGAGACACACCGCCGCAATCGTGTCGTCGGGAATCCCATCCCGGTTCCGGCTCCACCAGCGCGGATGCTCCCACCGATTGCGGATGACCCATGCGACTGCGGCTTGCCCCTTCACGCCTTCGCCCCGTGATTCAGCCCATACGGTGAGCGCCATGATGCCCAAATCATCGAACGGGGTATAAGTCATCAGGAACGATCCATTCGGTGCGGGCATCCGCGAGTTGCGACCCCTGGTGATACTGATCACACAACGCTGGGAACGCCTCATTCTGGAGAGCGCAATAGAAAATATCTGGGTCGTCGTCACAAAACGCTGCGCAGGTGCAGCACGGCAATGCCGAAGCGTCGGTGCGTTTTTGAAGTTGGCCCTTCATCGCAGCAGCCACCCCAGTAGAGCAAATGCTCCCAGCGGCCCGCCAATGACCGTCGCTCCGGTTAAGAGAAATATCAGCGCCAGCCCAGCGGCGGCAAAAAAATCGATCTTCATAAAGCCCCCCATAACGCCCAGTTATAGTCTACCACAAAAACGCAAGTACTTGTTTGTTTGTTGTGGGGGGCACCAAAAAATAGTCGAGTGCCTCAGTATAAATACCCTACAGTTTTTGTGGGCGCACTTCAGCGATACATTATCTACGACTAGGGGCAACGCGCAAAAGCGATGGGGGGGAGGAGAAGGGGCCCGGAAAACTGCCTATCAATCAACGTGATATCCCCGGCGGGGGCTCGAAATCCTCACGTTTTGGGTTATGTGTGGGGACAAGTGGGGGGTGTTTTTCTTTATATATTATCTATACTTATTATATATTCTTACACATTACACATTATTATTATTATTATTATTATATATATATATAAGTATAGAAAAGAGAAGATATATAGGCTATAGGGCCATAAAATTGCCTATAGCATAAAACAATACAAAGTAAAAAATGCTGGATTTTTCGATGTGTAATGTGTCCGGTTTTACTGTTTACTTATATAATTCATAAAGTTACCAGCTTACGGATGTGTGAGGGGTTTTCGCCTCTCTGTGTATTATTTATATAACATGTGCAGAGAGTTTATAATTAACAAGTACTTGCGTTTTATTTATACTGGGGATTTTTACAGTTTTGTATAGACAAAAAGCACAAATCCTGACTAAATAATAGGGGCTTTCGCGCTGATTTTTTGATACATCTGCACTTAACAGCAAAAAACGCGCCGATTCTATGCGAAAGAGCGCGTTTTTGGGGGTATTTTAAAGCCCCGACGGGGCGTTTCTCGCGGGGGGCTAGCAAACCCGCCAGTTCAGGTCATTGCGGATGCCCGCAGGCCGTTTGACGCCCCCTGTGCGGTTCCTGATGTATCCCACGGGCAAGAGGACCTCTCGATGCGCACGGACCGGCTCGGCGAAGCTGTAGGCCAGCGCGTCGGCTTCGTCGGGGGAGGCCAGCCCGCGCGCCTTCATGTCTTCCTTCTTCTCCAACTGGATGGCGTTTTTGGTGTTGAACCCGTACTCCAACCCAATGAGCGCGGATTTCAGCCCATCGTCGTCGGGCAACGCCACGTCGCCTTTCAGCCAGTCGCGCATTCGCCCCCACATCTCCGCGCGTTTGTTGGCGTACTTCGCCTCGTCGTCGGGCTTCGCGCCGGCCAGCACTTCGATGACCCGGTAGTTCAGCGCCCGTAAGCGGTCCACGACGCCGGCTCCCAAGCCACTACCGTCCACAAACGTGCAGTCGGGCTGCCAATCTTCAATGACCTCAGCGACCAGCGCTGCGACCTGCATCGTGTCCAGCCCGTAGTATTTGCGCAGCGGCAAGACTTGACTGCCCTGGCGCAGGACAAAGACGGTCTGGTCATCGCCGAACCGCGCCACGTCCACGCTGAGGATTTTAGTCCCCTGCTCATCCAGTGGCACCTGGTTGCGCATCGCCCGTTCGACCGCGTCGCTGGGGATGAACTGCGTGCTGCCTGCGCGCGGGAACTCGCCTTTGATGCGGATGCGGGCGAAGTCCGAATCTTCACCGTAGTCGTCGATCCATTGTTGGAGCTGAGCTTTGTTCGTCATCTTGGCCGTGCGGCTATCGACTCGTCGTGTCGTCCAGCGGTGCTGGAACTTCCCAAAGCATTCCCGAAAGCGTCCCGTGTTGCGCGTGGGGTTGCCGAAGACCATCCAGACAGCCCCCTTGGTGGTGAGCGCGCCTTCGGTGACTTCCCAAATTTTGTCGTCGATGCCACTGGCTTCATCGAAGATGATCAGCACATGCTTCTCGTGGGTGCCGGCGAAGCCCTCGGAGTGCTCCTTTGACCAGGGTACTGCGGCGGCGAACCAGGTTTCGGGGTGGTCCTTGTGGTAGAACTTGGTGGCGGTCCACTCGAACCAATGGCGGTTGATCATCCGCTTGTGCCACACCGACACCTCGCGGAACGTCTTTTTGAGGAGCTGCTCGCGGGTGTTCGCGGTGATCACGATCTGCGGATGAGGCCGTGTGCTGATGAACCACTGGATGGTCCAGGCCACCAGCGCGCTCTTGCCAATACCGTGGCCCGAGGCGGTGGCGAACTGCACGGCTCCGCCTTCCGGGCGGACTGCTTCGCCCTCCAGTTGTTGCCCCAGGTCCTGGAGCACACTGGCCTGCCAGGCGTCGGGGCCGGTCTCGGCTTCCAGCGCGCCGGGCTCCCCCCAGGGATAGACGAAATTCACAAACCCCAGCGGGTCATAGGCGAATTGGGCGATGGCCGTCGCCAGTTTCTGCTCAGCGTTCAACGACGAGCTCCCCTTCAATCTCCACCGGCACGCGCTTCAGAGCGGCGGTCAGCCGATCCTCTAGCCCATGAATGGTGATGTCCAGTTTTTCCGGCTGTTGCAGTCCGTGAATCTTGCTCAGGACGTTGATGATGGGGTTCTTGTCGTACATGCGGATGCGAATCTGCGTGCCCTGGGCGTTGCGGGTCTCGTGAATCTCCTGGACCGCGCCGGTGATGGAGCGGGGCAGTTGCGAGAAGTCCTTCACGGTGATCCCCGCCGGGCCAATGTCGCAGACATCGGCGATGTTACCGTTGAGGATTGACGCCATTTCCCGCGCGATTTTGTGGCTGCTGATTTGCCATTGTTGGGCGGCGTTCTTCGTGGCTTCGTGCAGAGCGGCGAGCACTCGCGGGAGGGCCCAGGGCTGTTTATTGCTGTTCCCGGCTCGCGCCCAGGTGGTTCCAGGGTGTTGGAGCCCATCACGAAGGAATTGGATAACGAACTCGATCTCCTCCGCTTCGAGTTTCTCCCCTTGGTAGGTGAAGCCCCACAACCAGGAGAAATCGTCCGCCAGCTTGTCCTCCGGCGTTTCGTCGGGCCGGGATTTTTGCTTGACCAGGACGCGGAGGCGTTCCAGGTCTTTGGCTACTTCGGGCTGGCAACGGCGGATTTCGTCCAGGACAGTTTCTGGCACGTCTGTGGCCACTGCTTGGAGATCAGTTCGTGGAGTTTTAGGGCGAGTTGACATGTTTCTGCCTGTGCATGGGGGTCAGTACGTAAATGAATGGCGCGAAATGCCGCGTCCAGTGAGGCGGTCCAGTACCACTGGGTCATCATCCCCTGAGCCAGCAGGAACCGTGCTTGTTCGGGGCAACCGTTCAGCGCTAGGATGCTTCGATACCCCCAATGGGACACGGTGTAGACGGCTTTTTCGATCCACCGGGCCAGGGTTTGTCGCCGTAGCGGGGTCGGTAGCGACCCTTGTTTGACATTCGGAGCGCGTGAGCGCCAGAAGTCGGGCGAATAGAAGGTCGGCGGGGTATCGACATAGCGCCGGGAGACTTCGTTCTCGACAAAGCCATGCTTGTGCTTGAACAGTTGGGTGCGAATCGGGATTGGGGCTTCGACGACGACAGTGATCCAGCCTATTTTTAGGCGGTTGAGGGGATCTGCGGCGATCCATTCGTCGGTGACCATGAATTTTTCGGGGGTAGTGCAAAACCCAGTGCGTGGGACTTCGGCGATTTGGGCGGTGATGGGGGTTTCTTCCCACAGCGCGCGGTTGATGCCCCATTCCAGTTCTTCGTAGAGGTGTTTGTTGTTGAGCCAGTACCAGATGCTGCCCCGTTCAACGATTTCGCCCTCACCAGTCAGTAGGCACTCGCTTCCTGGTGTTTTTTGGAGCACCAGACTTGCTAGTTTTTCGATAGGAGCGCGGTATTTCAGGCATAACTGGGGGTGTCCAAAAGGGGTCCAGTGGGAGTGCTGGTATAAATACTGGAGTAGCTTCGGGTCGTTCGCGGAGAGGTGGAAATGATGCTTCGATAAGCTCACTCTCGCGGCGTTGGCGATCAAAAGATCGGAGGTTGTCGGTGGGGGTACGGATAGTTTCATAGAGAAGTAAAGGCCATCGAAAGATGAGGAGGGTGTCGGAGACAATAAAATCAGTGACCGCCACGCTAAAACAGACGTGGGGGGTAAACGAATCCCGGATATCCAGGAGTAGCTTTTTTGGGGTGAACCGCTTTTTTTGTAAGGCGCCCTCTGGGGTTTCGGGGGGCTCCAGGGTAAGCACTAGGCAATTCGTGTTTTTGGAAACGTAGCGGCACAGTTTTTTCCCTATCGTGTGCGTTTGGCGGGAAAAAATAGAAAAGGGGGAAGCTGCGGGGATGCTGATGATAGTGCCGTATTCAAAGCGGGGTTGAATTCCGCCGGGGATGGCTCGGGAATAGGTTAATGGGCTGAGAAGGATGTGTGGGCATTGTGGAAGATAGGAGATTTTCGCCCGAGTGGTTTTACGAGTCGCCATTTTTTCATTTTAGCACGGGACATCGTGTATAAAAACTACCCAGACATTTTATGGCCCCCACCTCCCCCCATAGCGCGCAGCAACCTGGGCACCCCCCTACCCCCTTAATCGCAGCCTACCTCGGGCCAAGCACCGCAATGCAAGAACGAGGCCACCTCGGGCCAAAATGCCTGGAATTCACAAGGATGCGACTTACGTTGCTATGGAGTGATTTCCTGGTTCTTCCCACAACCGGGAGATAAGGCCATGTTGTACCTAGCTTTTGTTTTTGTGCTGTATTCCGTGAATTTGGGATGCCTATTAGCATATCTGAATAGATAGATATGCGCCCAAGTAATGCGCACTACCTATGCGCATTGTTCATGCCTCTTCATCCACACCCATAGGAGAAAGCGATGCACCCTCTATCCCACCAGATTCGTAATGACCTTAGCCACCACGAATCTATGCTTATCAAAGAGTTACACGATGTTGTCCACAGCGATCTGTTACCGCATGAAGAGCGGATCACCCAGATCAAACAGCTCAGTACTGCCCTGATGATAATCCGTAAAGCTATCGACGAGTTAACCGATAGCTAAAACCAATAGACACCATCGCCATCCTTTGCCTCATCGCCCTTGCACCATGCCCTTCCTGCTAGGTGCCTTGGGCTTCATCCTCAGCCGGAGATAACTATGTACCACAGAATCTTCAAAGCAAGCACATCCCTCGCAGAATTAGGGGTCACCGCTGATATTTTAGCCATTGAACCAGGATTAACCTTCGCATCAGGCTGGTTCGAATACCAGGGGCAGCCCAACACCCGGCTCCTATCTGCCCAGGAACGGAAACGCTTCCTAATCATGAAAACCCCAAACCTATCCTTAATCAACGGCTTACAATACAGCTAACCCCCCAACCCCGAGCGATAGGCAAAAACCATCGCTCACCCCTCACTGCCAAGGACGGCATTTCTCAACCCTAATCCCTTAACCCTTCGGAGATACCCCAATGAAGCTTGCATCAGGATGGTTCCTTATCACCACTCCCCAATTCCAAGTCGATGAAGAAGACGGAATCTTTATCCAGCACCAACAACTTCGCTATGCAAAAATCCGTTGGCGGCTCTGTACAGAATACCATCCGTACTGGCTCGACCGATGCGACAAAGCCCTTGAGTGGCTCGAACAATTCTGCTTCACATAGCCACCACACCACCACGGGCCTACACCCGTGGTGGCTGAACCTTCAAAAGACAATACTGGCGACGCCTACGGGGAACATCCCACCCCCACGGGCCTCGGCCTCTTGGCCCCGCCAGCCTCACTCCCGACTCCCGGCTCCCACCTCTCCCCTCGCTCGCTCTTCAGGCGCAGCCGGCTCGCCCCGCCCGCTGTCCCTCTCCGGGCTTCCCGCTCAAGCGCAGCCAGGGAGCGGTCCGCCTTGCGGCGGTAAGGACGGGCTCATTGGCGTTCCTGCCACTACTTCGGAGATTTCCATGAACATCGCCATTATCATCATGACCGATGAACTCACCGCCTACCATCTCCATAACAACCTCATCATTTACGCAGCTTGCGTAGATGGTTTTATAGAATCCTGGTACTCAGACGCATGGGAGATTGACCGATGAACATCGCCATCATCATTCCCAACGACGAAGTGATCTACTACATCCTGGCCAACGGCTATACGATGGTCGTTGCCGACCACAACGATTCCTGGTACTCACGCGCTTGGATGCTCCTGCCATGATCACCCAACTCACCCACTTCTGCCTACCTAACACCGACATTGAGCTGCTCGAAAGAGAGTTCCAATGCCAAATCCGACACAACCCAATCAACGGCTGGTGGCAGATTCACGCCACTAGCGAAGACACCCCAATCATTCTGGCTTGGGTCAACGCCTTGAAAACCCAATCTACCCCCAAAAATACCCTGTAACACATCCCCGGAGATAATGCCATGCAAGCCTATGATTACGAAGTCAACTTCACCGACATCGCCGACATCAAAGACGAAGCCACTGACATTGAAGATGAACTTGATGTCACCGCCGTGCGTGAGATCCTTGAAAACCTCGCGGCCAGTTTCAACACACTCAACGCTGTCCGTCCCACTTGCAACAACGTAATGCGACTCCTGGACATCAGCGGCCACAACAGTTGGAGCGACTTCCAAAAGGAACACAAGCAGCTCCTCATGGAATACTTCGCCCCCCAGGTCGAAAAAACCCAAACCGAGGTAGACCAGAGTGTCTTAATCCGTGCGGAAATGCGGCGGGATCAAGTCAAGAAAAAAATCCAGGAAATGGAAGCGTCCACCCAGAGCTGGAAAACCCAGCTTCTCAAAGTCCAGACCATGCTCTCCAACCAGGAAATGGAAGTCCTAGCTACTGAAGGCATGGAATGGGACCCCGAAACTGCCAAACGCCACAAAACCGCTTCGGACCTGGTGCTGAAGTGCAAGCACCAGCTCAAAATAATGGAGTCAAAAGACCCCAGCAAAGAGCTAAAAAACCTCTACCTTCAATTGAGATACCGCGAAGGAGGCGTCAAGCACGCTCAGGAATTAGTCCAGGGCAACTATCGGGTCTACGTCAATTCAGGCGATCCGAAAGAGGACGCACGACTCTACCAAAAGCTCGCTGAATCCATCACCTGGGAGATCAACCGCCTGCTCGAAAAAGAGCAAACCATCGAACAGCGCATGAGCGAAGAGCGGTATTCCTCAGCCGCCAACGGCGTCACTCGCTTCACCGACGCCCCCTTTGAGAACACCACTGGAGGGATTTACCGCAGCCCCGTGGAAGAACTCCACGAAGTCCGTGATGACCTGGAACACCAGTTCGCCACGTATCACGCTTGCCAAAACGGATACGAGATCGCTGCACAAGCCTTCGTCCCTCGTTATGACAATGAGTGGTTCCCTGTATGGAAAGAGCTATCGCAAGCCCTTGTCCAGACACGACAAAGGGCCCGTCAAGCCCAGATCAACCGCGCGAAATCGCAACTCGAATCCTTCAAAGAACTAGCTAAGCGCTAACCCCTTGCCCCTCACGCTGCGTTGCTGTATAACGCAGCGTTATACCCCTGGAGACGTACCATGCTCATCCGCTACACCCGCGATCATCTCTACCCCGCCAGTGGATGGTGGGATTGCTGGGACGAAGACCCACGCACTTGGTCCCCGCAGCAATTCTGGCGTTGGGAAGTTCACGCTTACCCACACGACGTGAAAACCGCCATCGAACAAATGAACAAAAATGAGAATACCAATGAACTACTACGACATGCTCTTTGATGACGAAGATACCCCCTATAACACTAACGCCAGTGGTTGGTGGGAATCCATCGACAGTTGGAATACCACAATCATTAACAACGATTACAAATACTGGCGAACACAGCTCGTACTAATGCCAAATCACTCCTGGTTCTACTACGACGCTATGATGGACCATTCTCCTTACGCATTCATACGGGACACTCGCCGATGAATGCGTATGAAATGCTCTTCGATGACGACGAAATCCCCAACAACTTCAACGCCAGTGGTTGGGACTTTCATCGCTTCTATGACGAAACGCTTAGCAAATCGGAGCTATTCCGAATGCTACTAATGACTCAATACACCGAAATCGACTTCTTTCACTCAATGACCCCTGGAGATACCCATGAATAGCTGGAAAGAATTCCTCAATCTGAAATACGCTATGGCCCTCGCCAACGCCATGCTCTATTGCCAAGATCACAGCCACGACAGCCTCACTCAAGCTATCGTCGCTCGAAAAATAGCCGACGACTTCCACCACGGTATTACCCCTAACACCCGACGCATGGAAGCACCTCTGTTGTAACCCCCAAGCCAAGGATGGCTTTTTACCAAAACCGAATACGTGGGACGCAGACCAATGAAACCATATACCCTCACCGCCAGAATTACCTTCGCCGCTGAAGACCGCAAAGCCGCTTCAGATTTCGCCTGGGATCTTATGGATCGCTTAATCCACAACGAAGATATCGCAGAAGCCTTCGTTGAAACTGTGGATGAAGATTTCGACGTTCCTGATGACGACGACATCGCCCACTGGAGTTATAACAATTATCCTGGAACCCCTGTATGAACACCTGCGAAACCTGCAAATTTTGGAAACGATACACCACAAATAGTCAATTCCACGGAAAATGCCACAACTCTAAATTCATTTACTACTACAGTACCGATGACAGCCCATTCCTCATTACAAACAATCTAATATACTGGGATTATGACATTGAAGCGGCTACCTTTTGTACGGGAGAAACCTTCGGCTGCATCCACTGGGAGGCCAAATGAACCCCATAATCCTGGACTTCGAAACGTACTACGACGCAAAAATAACGCTTAAAAAACTGAACTACACCGAGTACGCTCATAAAACCACGCCCATCGTCGTTTCTACCCTCCATAACCGCGTACTCAACTGCACAAACAACATCAAAGAACACCTCGACACCATCGACTGGAACAACACCCTCCTTGTATGTCACAACACATTATTCGATGCTCTCATCCTCAAAATCCATTACGGCATCGAAGCTGCCGCTTATGGCGACACCCTTAGCATGGCGCGCTTACTCTACCCAACGATGAAGCACGACCTGGAAACTCTCCGAGAACGTTTCTTACCACACAGCCCCTTCAAGAACCACGAGTCTCTGGCTAACACCAAAGGAAAAACGTGGGACGCGCTCTCTGAAAAAGAACGCAATGAACTGCTCGTCTATTGCCGCAACGACACGCTCATCACCGCCTATCTCTATGATTTATGGAAAGAACAAATTCCCGAAACCGAACAACAGCTCATTGATCACACCATTAAATTATGGCTTCGCCCAACTCTCATCCTGGACCGCGACAAAGCCGTTGCCTCCATCAAAGAAGAAAAAGAAACCACTGACCAGCAAATTGAAAGCTTCGGACTTTCCAAAGAAGTCATCCGCAGTGACTTGAAGTTTGCCGAATACTTGCGCGCCCAAAATTACAACCCTCCTATGCAATGGAGCAACGCCCAGAAAAAACTCGTCCCCGCATTTTCCAAAACCAGTAGTGAATTTCTGATGTTCTACGCCCAGAACCCCTCTTTACAACCTCTCCTGGACCTCAAACGCACCGTTAACAGCAACATCAAAGAAGCTCGCGCCACCCGCATCATCACCGCTAGTGACCTCCACAATGGGCAAGTCCCCGTCGGCTATAACTATTGTGGGGCGTTCACTGGGAGATTCAGTGGAGCCAATAAGCTTAACATGCAAAATCTCCCTCGGAAAAGCCTATTACGCGATGCGCTAATGGCCCCCGAAGAATACCGACTTGTAGTCTGCGACCTCGCGCAAATCGAAGCGCGCACCCTGGCCTGGCTCGCCGGGGAACAAAAAATCCTGGACATCTTCCAGGAACACCGCGACCTCTACAGCGAGGTGGCCAGCAAGATTTTCGGCTTCCCCGTTAACAAAAAGGACTACCCCGATGAACGCTTCGTCGGGAAATGCGCATCACTCGGTTTAGGCTACTCAATGAGTGCGCCCAAATTCCAAAGTTATGTAGCCCTCCAAGGAAGAATCTTGGACGAGAAATTCTGTTACAAAGTTGTCGAAAGCTATCGCACGGCTTTCCCTAAAATCCCCGCCCTCTGGAAACTCTTTCAAGATAATATGTACCTTTTATGTCGAAATACAAACGACATCACCCCCATTCACCCTTTCATCCACTTCCAGGGAACGAACCTCATTCTCCCCTCCGGGCGAAAAATTAACTTCGAAGGACTGGAATACTACGATCACAACTGGCGACTCCCCAACGGAAAGAAAGTCTACGGCGCGCTCATAGTGGAAAACATCTGCCAAGCCATCAGCCGCGACATCCTGGCCGAGCAAATCCTCGCCGTTCACCCTCATTACCCGGTCATCATGCACACTCATGACGAGCTTATTGCTCTCGTCCCCGAAAACAAAGCCCCTATCGCTCAACAACACATCCTCGATATTATGACTACACCCCCCGCTTGGGCCCCTGGATTACCCCTCAACGCCGAGGCCGACCACGGCAAACGCTATGGGGATTGCAAATGAAACTCATCCCCCTCATCACTTCTGCAATTATAGGAGGACTCATGGCAACCATACTCAGCCACGCAGGAATCAATGCAGATAACCCACACTTTTATGTCGTAATAGGACTAATGCTATGTTATGGATTCGTACAATCACTCGACGTTTAAAAAATAGCAAAGGAACTCTAAAAATGACAGAAACAGTACAAACGCTTATTAACTGTCTACAAGATAATGACTCATTAGTAAAAACTACTAAAAGCGCTTATTCCGACAAACTAACTATCACTGAATATATGAATCCTGGAGACTATAACGATAACAATAGCGCCAACTCAATCACTATCCCAATCGAATATCTCAAAGAAATCCTCCACATCTTCGACTTGTAGTATAACTCAGAGTTATGCTATCATAAGGCTCCACCATAAGGAGCCATCCATGCATCTCATGATCGACCTTGAAACAGGAGGGACCGCCCCCGGTTGCGCCATATTTTCCATCGGGGCCTACGCATTTAACCCTTACACTCAAGACAAAACCGACATCACTTTTTATCAAGAGATTAGTCATAAAAGCAATATGGAACTCGGACTACGCTTTGAACGCGCTACAATGGACTGGTGGAACCAACGCACTTTCACCCCTCCTAACGGCACTAAACACATCAAACAATGTTTAGAAGATTTTATTCTCTGGATGAGTAATCTCCCTGGAAAAACAAACCGACTCATCAGTTGTGTCTGGGCCAACAGCCCTTCTTTTGATCTTGTTATTCTTAAACATGTCATGTCAATCTATAACATGCGCTGGCCCTTCCCCTACTACTACGAAAGAGATTTACGCACCCTCAAAGCTATTGCATTCCCTGACGGCTATCACCTCAACAACTCACACAACGCCCTCGACGACTGTTTCAATCAAGCTCATCTCGTACAACACGCTTACCTCACACTCGGACTCACGACTAATGAAACTGGAAACGACGAACACCCCTTTAGAGACCGCCGGCCCCATCGAATCGCATAGCTTCGGCATTGAGATTAACGAATACACCTTCGATTTATTGATTCGAAAACTGTACAAAAATCCAGTGGAATCCATTATCCGCGAACTGGTCTCAAACGCCCGTGACGCTCATGTCGCTGCCGGCACTACCAAAACCCCCATCACGGTGAATTTCCCCACCACAATCAGCCCGTATTTCACCGTTAAAGACTACGGCACCGGGCTCAGCCACGCCGACATGATCAATTTGTACAACATGCTCTGCGCCAGTAATCGGCGCGAGTCCAATAGCTTCATTGGGGGCTTTGGCCTGGGATCCAAAAGTCCTTTCTCCTACACCGATCAGTTCACCGTAGAAAGCCGTTTCCATGGCGTCTTACGCCAATACGCGGTCTATCGAAACGCTGAAAACATCCCCACCATCAGCCTATTAAATACCGATTCCACTAACGAGCCCAATGGACTTACCGTACAAATCCCCGTCCCCACAGCCGAGTTCCATAAATGGTTCAACGGGGTCAACCAGCTCATCTGGTTTGAGAATATTAACTATAACATTTCGCCCCCTACTATACCCGTAGTATGGAGCAATAATGACTACACACTCACTGAAGCTAAAATAGAATTCAACGGTTATTTATACGCTACCGTCGAAGGTGTTAATTACAAAGTCGATACCAGTGAACTCTTCAGTGACCGCGTTTGGAGTGATCGCGTTAACACCGGCTCATGGAAAGCATCTCTCTTCCTCCATTTCCCCGTCGGTACTCTGAGCATCACCCCCAACCGGGAAGACCTCATATATAACCCCCACACCATTGCCACCTTGGAGACAGCTTACGAAGCGGCCATTCGCACCATCACCCACGATATTCAAGATCGAGTCAATCAATGCGCCACCTACAATGACGCTTGTAAACAGACTTATCAACTACGCACTCGATTCAGCTCAATCACTAAAAACCCCCCCACCTTTAAACACCCTTCACGCCCTAACGAAGAACTCAGCCGTTTTGTCTACATCACAATCCCCGACGACACTCACATCGGACACCTTAAAAAAGTAAAATATGGTCGAGGCCGTGACGGCAATCTCACCCATGACGGATGGCAAGACAAACAAGAGCTACGAATAGACTTAGCCGCAGAAAACACCACACTACTCTGGTGCCCCGAGAAAACCCCCCATCTTCGAGAACGCCTCAAAACCCTCACTGCACGCCGGAACGTCCTCTACCTCCTATTAAAAGGGCCCAATAAAGACGCCATTATTAATTTACTCACCCAGGAATTACCTCAAAGTTTCGACATCGAAGACCTTTCTACAATTCAGTACTACCAAAGACCCCGGACCGTCGCCACTAAAAAAGTCCCCACACTCACAGGACGAATCACTACTAGCGACATTGACCCTGACCGGGCTTTTAAAGTCATCAAAGACCCATGCGGAGCCATCCGATACAACGATACTACTTATACAACCTATGAAATAGATTACCTTCGCTGTACCCTGGATACCTTCAACGACTACCAACAAATACAGGAGATCGTCCTTCTTCCCAACAGTGCGAAAAACAGCAAACTCGCTAAACAACTTTCTGATTTTTTACCCATCGCCCACGGACGAATCGAAGCGCTCCTTGCGGCACACAAAGAAACTCTCATCGCCTACCGACTCAAAGAAGAAGTATTCGGGAGTGCCCGCATCCCCTACCACTGGCGCTACAACCGACAACGGTTCGACAGCCCTTTATTTGAAGGAATCCAAAAATATCTAACTCTAAACAATGATAAACCTGAACGCCTCATTCACGCAGCACGACTATTAAACCTATCTTCCCCCTCTCCTTCCCCCA